TAACTCTTACGACTTGTGTATGTGATTCTACGACATACCATCTTTTGATTCTAATGAGAACTAAAGATAGAAACCAAAAACAATTTTAACAATCCATTAACAACTAAGCTCTGAAACTTCAGGGCTTTTTTTGTATATTGTCAATATGGAAAAGAAACATCCTTGCGATGGCTGTCTGTATAAAAAAGAACATGGAAAAATTCCATGTTCAAAGCCAAAGAGAGCTTGGGATAAAGTAAATTGTTATACAAAATGAAAATAATAGATTCATATTGGTTCACCCCTATGGGTGGAGATATTATAGGAATAGTCAAGATAGAAACTGAATACTCTGGTATCAAATTCTATATTGGAACTATTAAAAAGTGGCCTGGCGAAGGTGGCCTCGATAAAGAAATTGATGAAAAAATTATTGCAGAAACAGGAGCTAAATTTCCTGAATATTTAGGAATTCAACTAATGCCATGATATACTTACTAATTTATTTAGGAATAGGATTGATCTGGGCTATTATTGCTCAAATTATCGAATGGAGAGCTACTCCACTATATAGAACCAAACCATTTAAGTATCATTGGAAGACATATCTGCTGGGATACTTTCTGAATCTCTGGCTATGGCCTATTGCCATTACAATTGCAATAATATACAAATAAATATGAAACCAAAAAAAGAACAATTATTTTATTTCGACTCGGAGTGGGTCCCAGTAGTACAAGATTATTTTAATCTCAAAATGGATTTTCCATTATTAGCTGATGCATTTGAACACCAAGTTGAAAAATGGTTAGACAAAGATGATCCATATAGATTAGACCCTAAAGGAGCATCTCAATACTGGGATGAAAAAGCTCATATGTATCCTGAATTCTGTCAAATTGTATGTGTATCTTATGGATATTTCAACAAAGGAAACTTTGTCATAAAATCACTATATGGTAAGAATGAAAGAAAACTTATGGAACCTATTCCGGAGCTTTTTAATAAAGTCGGACAATCTGGATATTATCTTTGTGGGTATGCTATAAAGAGATATGATATGCCTTGGCTTTCAAAAAGACTCATGGCAAATGGATTCACTCCTCCTTCAAATCTTTGTGTATATGGAAAGAAACCTTGGGATGTGGAAGTATTTGACTTACCAGAAGTTTGGGGTCAAGGATGCAACCAGGAAAGTTATACACCATTTGAGTTAGCTTGTGCAGCTGTAGGAATGGAAAGTTCCAAAGATGATCTCTCTGGTCCTATGGTCAAAGAAGCATATTGGAATGGAGAATTGGAAAGAATCAAGAAGTATTGTGAGAAGGATGTTCTTAAAACTAAGGATTTAGCAGTAAAATTTATTGAACTACTTCCATAGTTATGTTTAAAAAGGGATTTTATGAGGGATACAATCCTCAATTACATAAAGATCAAACTAGAACTACAGTTCATAATTATATTTTAACTGATGAAGATGAATTTCAATTGATGGAGCTTACGGCTTATCTGGATTTTATGAATGAGGAGTATAAAATATTCGAGTGGTATGATGGAGATGGATCTTATTTAATTGGAAATTGGGATGAATATCCATCAGAATCCCTTGATTTTTTATATATTTGCATGAATTAATGAAAAAATATTGAAAAAAGTTCTTTGAAAATTTTTTTACTTGGGAAATAGTTCGTACATTGGCTGTGTAATTAATAACCAAAAGACACAACATCATGAACGAATTAACAACATTAGGTTACAGAGTCAGCTCCAGGGAAGATCTTAAAAATTTCATCCCCGCAGCTTTTTCACCAATTGCACACCCCGATAGGACCGAAAGATACAGTCATTTTTCAACCGAACAATTTCTGGATGCTTTTGAAAAACTTGGATGGATGCCTTACTCCGCCAAACAGCACGGTGCAAATCAATTCTCCCGCCACATCATTCGTTTCAACAACGACGATTTTGGCCTGATTAAGGTCAATGGAGATAAAATCAAGCCTCAGCTAATTCTGGATAACTCCCACGATGGTTATACACCTGCTCAGATTCACCTTGGCCTTTTTAAGATGGTCGGAGAATCCGGATACGCAATTGCCATTCCCGGTTTCAAAAACACTGTCAAATTCAGGCACGTTGGTGTTAACCAGGCCGAAATGATGGAAGTCATCGCCGAAACAGCAGAACAGTACAGAAAGGTTGGAGAGCACATTACCAAACTTCAGGCAGTTCAGGTTACCGAAGATGAGAAAAGGAAATTTGCAATGATTGCACTGGCCATCAGGGATCCTCACAGATTCCTCACAGAGGACAAAAAAGTGGATGACAAAGCCATCAACGCAGCCCTGGAAATCGAGGACATTTACGAACCCATCCGTCCGCAAGACGAGTCCGATGATCTTTGGACCCTCTTCAGCATCGTTCAGGAGCGTACCGTAAAAGGCCTTTATGAATCCAAATCCAAAGCCGGAAGAAAAGCCAACCCAAGGGCAATCACCAACGCAGCTCGCCACCTGGAATATAACCAGAAACTCTGGGCCCTGGCAGAACAGGCAATGGCCGCTAAAGCTCCCGTAGCTGAAGAGACTTCCACAGGTCTGAGTACCTATACAACTACCAAAGGGGAATCCAAATTGGTCCAGGTACTGGCCGATCTTGGAAACGGAAGATCCCAGGTAAAAGACGTTCAAGCCAATAGAGTATTTGCCGTAGCAACCGACAAACTCACAGAGGCTTCACTGGCATAAGAGTTAGTTTTCATAGTTGTTAAGTTTTGGTTACACTAAAGGAGGGGTTTTGTCACCCCTCCTTTTTAACATTTAAAAAGGTATGAAAAAGAAAGAAAGATTACTTTATAAAATTTGGAATAAGAAGAATGAGTGTTATGAATCTGGTAATGGCAAAACCCATTGGAGATCCATGAAGTGGATCGCAGCAAAATTAAGGGATCTTAAAAAATGGAACTGGGAAATGAAAGATTTCGAAGTACATACTTTCGAACTTCAATTAATTGAAACTCAGCCAGCATCTGATATATTTGATGAAGATGAAAAAATCCAGAAAAATAAAAGGATGAATAAAGAAATTGCAGAACGGATGAAAACCAAAATAGGTCAAGTGTTTCCGGGTGTTGCAGTTTATCAAATTCGTCAAATGTATAATACCGGAGCTCTTGATTCCAGGTACATGATGGAATTAAAACCTTTGATTGATAATTTAGTACAAGCTGAAAGAACTCTATAAATGGCAATAAAAGTCACGCAGAAACACGAAAAAGAAATAATAGCCCTTAATACGTTCGAAGCCGTCCGGCTTCGTCCTGGTATGTACATAGGGCAGACTTCCATGGCCGAAGAGAAGATTCCAGTCATCCGTGATGGAAAACTTCAGAGTATTGAAAAAGTTTGGTCCCCAGGTTTTAGACATCTTATTGTAGAAATCTTGGAAAATGCTCTTGATGAAGCCAAAAGAATGAAAGGCAAAATGAAGAACATTCATGTCACAGTGGATCTTGATACAAATCGAGTAACCATAACTGACGAAGGCAATGGATTTCATAAAGCTAATTCTAAACATCCGAAAACTAAAAAGAATGTTGTTCGAACAGCCATGGAAGAACTTCATGCTGGTAGTAATTTCGTAGATTCCTCGACTAATATTTTGGGGACCCATGGGGTAGGATCCGCTGTTGTAAATATTCTTTCACAAGAGTTTTCTGTAACTACAATCAATGCTACATCCTATGTCCATTATGAATGGGAAGATTATAAAGTAGTCAAAGAGGAAAGAAGAGGAAAACAGCCAGAGGATAAAAAGGGAACTACAATTTCATTTATTCCATCTCCTGATGTTTTTCCAAATTTTAAATGGGACGAAGAAATAATTAAGACTTATCTTTCTTTTAAACATTATCTAATATCATTGGATAAGCAATTGAAAAACTTACAGATAAGTGCTAAATTTATACGTGATGGGGTGTCAGAGGACATAGACATTGATACATCTTTTCTTCCAGATGAACATATAGAAATAAAATCAAGTCTTGGTACGGTCCTCCTATGGAAGTCCTACGAGCAGTCTTGTTCTGTATCTTTTGTCAATGGTTCTCAGTGTACTGGAATTCATCAAAAAATTGTAAATGATTGGGGTAATGACTATTTTAAGTACAACTTAGCCCATCACTTTTACGAAACTATTGTTGCTTTGGATGTTCCCTCCCACTTAATGAGGTTTGGGGGACAAAATAAATCACATTATGATGTCACCAGATTTGAAATAGAAGAACCTATGGAAGAGAGTTTTAAGGGGAAATTGCTAAGGACTCTTAAAAATTCCCCAATATCTAAAGCCATAGAATCAGACATTGAAGAAAGACTATATGCAGAAAACATCAAAAAAATCAGAAAATCTCAAAGAAAGTCGAAAAGAGCAATTTCGCACAAGTATTCTCCTGCTTCTAGAAGAAAGGAATACTTATACATCACAGAAGGCCTTAGCGCAGCAGGATCTGTTAAACAAGCTCGTGATTCTGAAATCGAAGGTGTGTATGCTCTCAAAGGCAAAATTAAAAATACTAAGAAGCTTAGCGATTTGGCAGAAAATAAGGAGATCTTAGAAATAATGTCGGTGCTGGGATTAGATCCATCTCAAGAAGATAATCCTCCAATATATCAAAATATAATTATAGCAGCAGATGAGGATCCTGATGGACAGCATATTGCTTCATTAATAATTAATTTTTTCTATAAATGGTTTCCAAATATTATACGGGAAGGCAGATTATTCAAAATGACCACACCTTTAGTTGTTTGTGATGGAAAGCCTGAACGACAGTATTTTTATTCATTAGAAGAATTTCAAAAAGTTGCCGAAAAAAGAAAACTTACTGGAGTGAATTATCTAAAAGGACTAGGATCATTATCAATGGATGATTGGAAATGGGTAATGTCCAACAAAGTACTTTTCAATATCAAGGAAGACCGATCAGCCAAGAAGTTTTTGGATATGGCCTTCGGTGATTCGTCCCAAAAGAGAAAAACATGGCTAGAGGGGAAATAAATTTTACCATTTTAACTAACGAAGGAAAAGAAATAGAAGCTACTATGAGTACAGACAGCGAAGGATTTGGAATCCCTGATGATGGTCCAATTTACTATGATGAAGTAGAAGAAAGCGATTATGTTCAGCATTTTTCAAAAATCATTGATTTCAAAAAAATAAAAGCTTTGAGATTTGATGATGCAGCTTTTGTTGAAAAAATTGTTTTTAAACCATGGAAAGATTTTTATAAATTTAAGGATACAGCTGAAGCTGCATTTGAAGCTGACTATGGATTAGCTTATGTTCTTTATAAGTATGGACAGATATATGATACTATTCCTACATATTTGACTTTAAGAAATGAAGTCTTATATAGCAAATTTTATGATAAATTTTTCGAAAGTGTCTTCATCCCAAAAGATTGTTATGACTTCAATCATACTTTTGATAATAAAGATATGGAGTTAGGACATTTTTATATTTCTATGGAAAAGATGGTTCTTTATTTTGATGGGCATACTTCTTTCTTAGTTTATCCCCCCGAATATCTAAAAGATCCAGATAGTCCATTGTGGGCTATTTTGGGGGTAATTAAAAAATATAAAAATCCGGCTACTGTAAAAAATAAGATTTATGTAGTTTACAAGACACAACACGGATTTCAGAAAAAATCATTTAGCGTAAATAAAAGAAAAATTAATCTTGATGATAATTATAATGATGATTTTGCTGACGTATCAAAAGATATTATAACTAAGCTAAATGATAAAAAGAAAACAGGCTTAGTTATTCTTCATGGGGAACCAGGAACTGGCAAAACTACTTATATCCGTTATCTTGCTGGTAAGCTGACCCGAGATATTATTTTCATCTCCCCTGACATGGTTCAATATATTACATCTCCGGAATTTATTCCATTCCTTATGAGCAATAGTAACTGTATTCTTATAATTGAGGATGCAGAGCCTGCTCTTCAAACAAGGCAAGGAGATGGAAGATCCGGAGCAGTTTCCAATATTCTTAATATGACAGACGGATTACTTTCAGATTGCTTAAATATTTCCATGGTAGCTACATTTAATACTACTACTAAGGATATTGACAAAGCTCTTTTAAGAAAAGGAAGATTACTTCAGGAATATGAATTCGGAAAATTGGAATTAGATAAATCCCAAGCTCTCTTAGACAAAATAGGAAAGAAAGCAATTGCTAAAGAACCAATGAGTTTAGCAGAAATCTATTTCCATGGAGATGAGAATACTAAAAATGAAAATCTTGGAGTTACAAGAAAAGTAGGATTTGGAAATAATTAAGGAATGAAGACAGGAACATTTAGAACATATAAAGGAGACAATGGAGTATCAATTTGTTTATATCCTCCGTTAGATTATTCGGGGGCTCAATTTCCAAAGTTAGCCCCGGATAAGGATACATTCTTTGCTATAAAAGCTGGAGATATAGATGAGAAACAATACGAAAAACAATATCGGGAAAGGGTACTCGCTAAAATAGATCCGCAAGTTGTATATGATTTATTTAAGAAAAGTGTTCTTTTATGTTGGGAACCAGCTGGTGATTTTTGTCACCGTAGAATAGTAGCTTCTTGGATTCAGGAAAAATTAGGAATCGAAATTGACGAATGGAAACCCGGAGATGATGATCCAAATGATTTTCAGACGCCATTATTTTAAGATAATGCTTTATGTAGAAAAATATTCAAGAAAAAGTTTTCCAGAGGATTCAATTGTTATTGATACAACATCTAGATCTAATAATTGGACTAAAGGACTATCCCCTTTTATTCTTCCTGGAGGACATCTATATGGAAAATATTATGCAAAAAATGTTGAGAATGCATGGCAAGCTTCCAAAGTTTATTTAGATTTTGTAGATGTAAATGGGGATCCTAAATCAGAATATTTTGAATGGGCAGAGAAAATATGGAATTCCAATTATGCGTATAGATACCCAATGGGTAAAGGAGCAGTTCCTGAGTATAGTTGGTGGGACGGAGAAAAATTATCCTATGTTGAAGCTCGAAAAAAGATCTATATTCCAATATACCAGAGAAATATAATACAATCCCCTGCTTTTAGAAGATTATTTGAATTATATAAAATCGAAGAAAGAGACATTTATTTAATTGATTTTGATGGGTATAATCATGTCAAGTTAAATAAATCTATTGACGAAGTAATAAACGATCCTAAAGAAAAAATGGGTCATGCTTTTGTAATTTACAACCTTTTAACAAAACTATTTAAGAAAGCGGAAGTAAAAAACAAAACATTGTTCTAATATGAGAAAAATCATAATCTTATTATTTCTAGTATTATTGGGATGTACGCCAACTCAAAATGTTATATCTTATGATTTTAAGGAAGTGTTTTCTTTATATTCTAAAAATAATATGCTTTTTATAGATGTGACCATAAATGAAAAGTCTGGAAGATTATTGATAGACACTGGATCTAGTAAATCCCTAATGGATATAAATGCGGCAGAAAAATATGGATATGAATATCTTCTTTTGTCAACGGATCAATATATTGGGCTTGGGGGATTACAGGATATTTATGTTGTTTTTAATTGTAAACTTGATGAATTTTTTACACCATTCTTAGGAACAGATTTAAGTGAAATAACAGAATATTTTAATAGAGATGGAATGGAGATAGTTGGAATACTAGGAGCAGATTTTTTAAATATGCACCAGATGATTATTGATTTTAAGAAAAACTTAATGTATAAAAGATTATAATTATGCTTAAATATTTAAAAAATAATGGTTTCCCCGTTGATCTGGAGTTTAAAACAGAGCCATATGAAGATGAAGAGACTTCTTTTCATGGTTGGAAAAGTAAAATTTTCGTTGATGGAATCTATTATAAGGATTTTATTCATTCTGAATATAGGGGAAATTCCTCCTGGGCGAATGGATTTTTTGCAGCTTATGAATGGGAAGCTACTGGAAAATATAAATGGAGAGGAAAAGATAGACCATTTAAAACAAAAGATGGAGAGTTAAATATTGAAGTTGGAGACTGGATTGTCGATGTAAAAGATAAAGTAAGAAAAGTTAAATACGATGATGATCCTGATATGCCATGGAAAGCTATTAAAAGACATGCAACCGAAGCAGAAGTCGAAAATAAAGATAAAATAAACAATTTAGTCGATAAGTTAAAAAAAGCTAAAGAACTAAATAAATCAGCATGGGAAACTTATGGGTCGGAACTCTGTGCAGGAGATATGATTGGGGAAGAACAATGTATTGAAGAACAAATAGAAGAATTAAGAAGAAATGTGTCTGAAACCAAAATTTAAAAAATTCAATTGGTTTGTAAAATTGATTACATTCAATTGGCCTTTAGCAATTACATTATCTCCATTCGGAATTTATGTTAATCAAAAATATATTACAGTTGAAAATTTAAATAGCCAAACTAGAAATCATGAATCGATTCATTGGCAACAACAATTAGAAACACTTATAATATTCTTCTATCTTTTATATTTAGTAGAATTTATATTAAAATTTCTATATTACTGGAATTGGGATAAAGCATATCGAAACCTATCCTCTGAAAGAGAAGCTTATTATTTTGATGATGATCTGAATTATCTAGAAACAAGAAAAAGATTCAGATGGATTAAATACATTTTTACAAAACCATGAAAATTTGCGATAATTATGAAGCCAAAATATGGCTTGGATTAAGAAAGGGCTACACCGATACCTATTATACACACAAAATGGTAGCAGAATTAGTTAGTGCCTGGTGTACAGAGAAAGGACAATGTGTAACCATCTCTCCAACCCAATTTGTGTATGCAAAGAAAGATGAGGATGGAGAAGGATGCGAGCATGGTGTAATAATTGGATTTATAAATTACCCCAGGTATCCGCTTAGTCAAGCAGAGATTAAAAATCGGGCTATAGAGCTTGGAAAAATATTAATGAAAGAATTTAATCAATATAGAGTATCTACGACTTTTTATCCTACCGTTCCTGGAGGAACTATGATGTTGGAAAATGAAGAAATGGAATAAAGCATGTATTACAATAGATTAAAAATAGGAGGGCTAGTTTATGATGAATTTTTTGGTGTCTATGGACATATAATAGATAACAAAGATATTCACAATATATTAGTTGAATATGAAGATGGTGGGAGTGGACTGTATTGTTTAGATAAAAGATGTAAAGATTTTGATCCGGATATAAAAATGAAAAATTCAAAAATAGATATATAAGTTAAAGAAACGTTAAAAAATGGAAGTCAGAAAAGGTGAACAAGTTCAGGTAGATCAGAAATGTCCTGTATGCGGAAATGGATATATGAGGCCAAATGGTATACAATCAGGAAATCAGTATGAACATTCCTGCAATTCCTGCGGATATAAGCAGTCATTTCCAGTAAGATATCCCTATTATCCTGCTCAATAATTTTTTTATCTCGAAAATTTTTCGTATATTGCATACATAACTATTATTGTGAGAAATAATATGCCAAGGAAGAAAGTAGCCAAAAAGGAACAAGTTTATAAATCTATAAACCTACCTATTTCAAAATTAATAGATACTAAATTCAGGGACTATGCTGTATACGTCCTGGAATCTCGTGGTATCCCCTCCTTTTATGATGCTTTGACCCCAGTTCAAAGATATATTCTTTCAAACTCTCCAACTTCTTCTGTTAAAACATTATCCGTAGTTGGAAAATCCATCGAGGATGGATACCATCATGGAGATATGTCTTTAGGCAAAGCTATTTCTAAATTAGCAAGGCCTTTCGGAAACGCATTACAGATTCTCGAAGGATATGGATTTTTTGGATCTGAAGTTTCCCCAGAGCCTGCTGCTGCAAGATACACTTCTATTAAGCTTAGTAAGAAGGCTGGAGATATTTTAAGAAAATACAAATATCTTTTTACACGGGAAATAGATGGCCCGCATGATCCTTTCTGGCTAGATTTTCCAATCGGATTAACTTCCCCAATTGTAGGCATTGCTGTAGGGTATAAAACAACTGTACTTCCAAGAAAATTAGAACACATTAAAGAATATTTCGATGGAAAACGCCAATCTCTTAAACCATATTTTGAGGGATTTACTGGAAAAGTTCAAAGATATAAGGAGTTAGATAAATCCTGGCTTATATCATCCGAAATAAAGATAGTAGACCGAAAAATAGAAATAAGAGAGCTTCCTCCTGTAATGAAATATGCTACTGCTTTAAAAAAGTTAGATTATCTTTTCAATAATTTTGAAGGAAGAGTCAAAGTTGTAAATAACTCTAATACAAAAGTTCATATTGATATAGTCTACAACGGACGTAGTGATGAGGAATTTAAACAAATACAAAATTATGTTCAAAAGGTTTTTTCAATGCTGGTCACAGAAACACCTGTATTCATTAAGGATGGCCAAGTTTTAGTTTATAGTAAAATTGAAGAATATCTTGATGATTATAGATGGCAGATTCTAAGATTGGATGCAAAGGATAAAGAATATCATAAAAATTGGACTACATTTGAGATAAAATTCAATGAAGCTAAAAAATTATTCATAGCTTTCTTATTACAGAAAAGAAGAACTGTGGCTGAGATAGATGATTGGTTAAAATCTTATGAAAAAGATATAAGAATCCGTTTGGAGGCTATGACAGCTAAGAAATTTACAACGGATGAATTAAAAGCTACGGAAGAAAGACTAAAAGAATTAAAGAAAACTTTACAGATCCAGATTAAAGAGTATAAAAAAGCACAGGATCTATATGATAAAACCCCAGATCCTACCCTCCAAAGGGGAGTATCCTCAAGGAAAACTACGGTGGATTTATTCGACACAGAAGACATTGGGGAAATAGATGGCATTACCATTTGGGATGGGGAAGACCCATATGAAAAAGAACTCAAAATTTTTGATGAATAAATAAAGAAAATTCATTGAGATATGCCTTCTAAAAGTAAAAAGCAACAACGTTTTATGGGAATGGTTCATGCCGCACAAAAGGGCGAGTTAAAAGATCCATCCCCTGAGATAAAAAAAGCTGCTAAAAGTATGAAAAAGAAAGATGCTGAGGATTTTGCTGCAACTAAGCACAAAGGACTCCCTGAAAAAGTAAAAGAAAATTTTGTTCCGGAAACATTGGATGCTTTTATGAATGAAGAATCCAGAGGAAGAATAAACTATGAAGAGCCTAATGAAGAGCTATTTATAGATGCCTTATTGACTGCTTTAATGCAAAAAGGATTGACTGATCAAGAAGCAGATTTTGCTCTGGGAGAATTACATCCGGATTCAATCAAAGATTGGGCACGAGAATATGAAATGAATCCCGGAACCATTGAACCTATCGCAGACGAGGTAGTTAAATTTACGATGTTTAAATGAAACTAGTAAAAGAAAGATTAGATTTTGATAGGGAAGGGGATCCTCGACAGAAGATCGGCATTGGTCATAAAAGACCCGGACAACCCAAAACTTTTGAAGAAGCTGAGGTCCATGATGACACTCGAGATTATAATGACGAGCACGGGGAATTAGTCAGCAAATATGAAGCTACTATGCATCCAGAGCTAGCTAATAATGATGACATTCCATATCTTGATGAAGAAGCTCAGGATTGGCTAAACCAATATGATTCTACTGGTGCTATGGCTGAATTCTTCGTATATATGGAAGGATTTGGGCCCGCTGATGGCGAAAAAGTTCAAATGATAGCAGTAAATGATTATGATACAGGAATGACCGTAGTTTTTGAATATGGCCCTGATGGAGCAGTTGCAGTTTGGTAATTATGAAATTAGTTAAAGAATATATCGAATTTGAAAGAGGGAAAGATCCTAAAAAAGCTTTGGGTATTGGAAAGTTCTATGAGATTTGGAGAGATGATCATATGAATGAACCAATTCTTTCTGTTTATTTTAGGTTAAAAGATCAGAATTTAAAAGAATACGTTTATATTGCAGATCTAATGTATGGACAAGAAGAAGCTTGGAAACCAAAATTTCCCGGTGAAATGCTAGATAATGTTTGGTTTGAAGAAGGCCTTTATAAAGCCAAGGGGAATAGATTTCGTCAGGATTCTATAGCTAATAAAGCAGATTGGCATTGGTTTCCAACAGAAGAAGAACCAACTTCCTGGACAGATCAGGCAGCATTTAATAAACAAATAATAGATAATATAGAGGAAAATCCAGAAGCTGTATTCGAAGATTTAGCATCAGATTGGTTTGAAGCTACCCCAGAGAAAATAGCAGAATCCCTAGTTAAAGCCTTAGAAAAAAAATTTAATAGAGGATTTATTCTGGAAAATATTAGCTATGAATATCATCCTTAATCTAAAAATTTCAAAAAAAGTACTGGGGCTTAAAAACTTAAGCCCCATTGTTGTGTAAAATAGTCAAACATTAAAAAACATATTATGGCTAAGACCATTACATTTACAGCGAAGAACGTAAAACCTTTTTCAGCATGGCTTAAAAAGTTCTCTTCAATTGAGCATTCATTGCTAATTGAGGTTGATGAACATTCGAGATGCTTTACTGCAAAATCCTATAATGAAGAAAAAAGTGTAGTTAAATTTTCTAAGATCTCATTTGAGGATTCTGGATTTACATCAAAACAGGAAACGAAAGATCCTCAATTTGTTAAAGTTGGTATTTATAATATCCCAAGACTTATTAAATCATTGGATCATTTTCAATCAGGGGAATTTGAATTCAAAGTACAATACGAAGAAGTTATCGATGGAGAAAATAAAAATTTAGCAGGAACAGCTCTCTTAATTAAGAGTCCTCTTCTAAAAGTTAAGATCGAATGTACTTCTTTAAACATATTTAAGTATATTTCAGACGAAATGTTTGAAAATAAAATTGCTGATGTTGAAGCAATAACTAAATTTGATCTGCCAAATGTTACCATTGAAAAGATCAATTCTCTATGTGATTTGGATAAAGAATATAAATTTCTGGAATTTCTAACTCGGGAAGGAAAAGTATTTTTGCGGGGTAAATCTTTTGAATTAGATATTGCAGAAGCCTTAACAGAAGAAAAAGCTCTTTTATCAATCTACAAGGAACAATTTGATAAAGTAGATGTTGAAAGCTATGAAGTCCATTTCGGAACAGAAAAATTAGTTTTCAAATCAATGGATAGTAATACAATAACGGTTACTTCTATGGTAGTAAAAGATGAAAAATATGAAGAAGGATCTATGGAATTTTAATTATAGTCGTTAAAAATATATCAAGGTCTGCTGCAGTAGCAGGCCTTTTTTGTTTCTGCCTATCCCATACATACTATGAGCCCACACAACTAAAATAAATTTCATGGTTTGGCGAGAAAAAAGAATTTAACTCCGCAGGATCTCGAAGATGTTAGCACCTTCGAAGCCCAAACATACCAATCACAAAAATACAATGGGAAAAATTACATAAGACTACAAGACCAAAAAGTAGTCATAAAGTGCCTCAATGAAAAACAAAAATTGCTAAGAAGATCTATTGAGGAAAAAGATGTGGTTATATCTACTGGACCAGCTGGGACTGGTAAAACTTACTTAAGTTTAATAACTGCACTGCATCTAATGAAAACCCAGCCACGATATAAACGACTAGTTCTAGTCAAATCACTTCAAACGATAAAAGGTGAAGACGTTGGTTATTTACCTGGTGACTTATGGGAAAAAATGGAACCTTATATGTTCTCATTCACCGGTAACCTAGACAAGATCTTTCAAAACCCATCTACCACTAAGGGGCTCATAGACCAGGGGACGATTGACATCTTTCCAATCACCTATATTAGGGGAGTGACAATGGACAATTGTATTGTAATCGTGGACGAGGCACAGAATTTATCTATGCATACTTTCCGTACTATAATTACCAGAATCGGATATAATTGCAAAATGATATTTCTAGGAGATACAGAGCAAATTGATTTAAAGGATAAAGGAATGTCCTGCTTATCTAGAGTTGCTGAATTATTCAGGGATCAAGAATATGCAGGATCTGTCACCTTTGAAGATGAAGACAGTGTAAGAAACCCAGTTATTCCAAGCTTACTAAAACTACTTAAAAACGAAGAATAGTGTTAAAAGGGGGTTAAATGCCCCCTTTTATTTTAATATTAAATAAAAATTCAGTATATTATCTCCATGGAAGACCAAGCTAAATATATGATGCGTCCTAAGTTAGATGAAAATAAAACAGAACTTTTTAGGATTTATTATAAACCCAGAGAAATATCCTTTGATTTAATGTTGTGGTTAGAAGATGCTTCTATGAATGAAGCTATTATAAAAGGATGGAAAACCTTCAAAGCTTATTCATCTATTGATATTGGTACCTTTATAGTTTGTAAAAATTAACGAAACCTTTCTCTCCCCCCTATCTAAAAAGGCTAAAATATAATACATGCACCAATTTGAACTATGTCGAATTGATCCTCAAAATTGTACGGTTGAAGAATTAAAAGAAGAAATTAAGAGACTTGAGGATTTAAAAGAAGAATATAATGGTCTTCAACATTCCATTAAGATCTTCATTAATTCAGTGTATGGAGCTTGTGCTTCAATCTATTTCACTGGATATAATGTTTATGTTGCTGAAGCTGTGACATTGCAGGGGCAGGATCTTATTTTCTTTGCAAATGATATATTAGATGACTATTTCCTAAATAAATGGCATCTTGATACAGAACTCCATAAAGCTTTGGGCCTTACTCATGTTAATAAAGTATTGGCAAAAACTATAGTGGTTTATAATGATACGGATTCTACCTACATGACTTTTCAACCTGTATTAGATTCATGTGATTGGAAAGGAGATCCAAAAGACTTTATTCTTAAAATAAAGCAGCTAAGGATTGATAAGTATTTTAAGAAAAAATTTGATGAATATGGAGATAAATTTAATACTCAAAACATACAAAATTTTGAATTAGAAAAAATTGCTTATTCCGGTCTAATGATGGCTAAGAAAAAGTATGTTCTTGATGTAGCTTGGGCAGATCCAGGAATTGATTATGAGCCTCAACAAAAATTATCATTTACTGGAGTCGAGATTGTACAGAGTTCTACCCCAAAATTTGTTAAAAAAACTCTTAAGGAACTTGTAAAATATATCTTTGAACAAGGGAAAAAATTAGATTACTCTGAAGCAGTTAAGAAGCTAAAAGAATATAAGAGAAATTTTGTAATGCAGGATCCTGATGATATTTGTAAAGGAGTATCTATCGGGGATTATGAAAAGTATGTGCTAAATGATAGAAAAGAAATAGTATTGGGTGATAAGTGTCCAATAAACGTTCGATCCGCATCGGTATATAATCACCAACTATTTAATTCAAGGTGGAAGGGTAAATATAATCTAATTAAAACAGGAGACAAGATTAAATTTTATTATGCAAAAAGTAATCTAGAAGTATTTGGATTCATACCTGGTAATTATCCATATGAATTTGCTCCTGAAATTGATTACGATCGTCAATTTGAAAAAATGATCGTAGAACCATTCAACAGATTTATTGAAACTTTAGGATTCAATCCTATTCCCGGAAACCTAATTTATGCAAGAAGTTTATTTTAATGCAAGATATATTCAATATGAGCAAGAAAATACCCGGAAGACGGGGATCGATGAGAAAAGATCCTGGCCCTCCACCTCCTCCAATAGGTAGATTGATTAAGGAAGGGACTATTGGAGATTGCCCCAAATGTAAAAGCACAACAGTAAAAAGATTCTTTTGGTTTGGAAGATCTATTGGATGTATTCAACCCAAATGCACAAATTATTATAAAAGATTTGAATGAAGAAATTATGGCAAACTGCATCTAAAGATGCGTTAAAAGCACTTCCTAATCCCGAAGGAAGTGCATATGAAAATAGAATAAAGGGAACCGAAATTACTTTTTTAGGTGTAGATGAACAACCAGACTTTGGTATTGTTTATCTTGATTTTTACGCAGATCAAAAAGTAATCGAACTAAAATCATTAAAGAAATATTTTTACCAATTCCGGGATACTATTATTTCCTATGAAAGGCTAATCAATGTAGTTTATGATCACTTAATGGAGGTATACGAACCTGCTAGATTAAGAATTACAATGGAATTTAATGTTAGAGGAGGCTTCAACTCCAAATTAACAATAGATTCTGATTGGAAAATTCGAGGTGGCGAAGAAAAATTTACGGATTGGCAAAATATGAAGGATACTTGGTAATGGAAAAACATGAGTTAAAAAGAGCACTAGATGAAGCCTCTAATTGGCAAGACCATATGAATCAAGAAGAAAGTACTAAAATTTCTTTTGCAGATGCTAGGCATTCTGTTTTGTATCGAATCTATAAAAAGTTCGAACCTTTGTTATGATAAGTATTGAAGAAAGATTACAAAATGTAAGTCCTGAAACAAGGAAAGAGATGGAAACAATCTGGTTCACAGCAGATTTACACCACGGACATCCTAAAATTGTGCCTATTTGTAATCGCCCTGTTTACTTTGAACCTAAGATGCATGACTATTTTTTGAATAAAGAAATGGACGCGGTGGAACTAGATCCCGACTTTAAGATCTGGAACGATAGAGAATGGAGAGAAGAGATGACCAAAATCCACGATCAATGGTTAGTAAAAGAGGTCTTCAATAAATGGGTTAAACCAAAACATCAGGTTCATATATTAGGGGATCTTTCTCAAGCTAAAAAAGTGATAGCCGAAAAGTTTATCGATAGGCTCAATGGAAATAAATTTTTGATCCTTGGAAACCACGATAAAAATATAGATAAGTCTACAAGATTTTCTCAAATAACGCAGATCAAAAATTTTAAATTTAAAAGGTCTGACATAACTATTGAGATTGCTTTGTGTCACTATCCTATGGCATCTTGGGATAAAAAGCCTCACGGAGCTTGGCATCTTTATGGCCACGTTCATGGAAGATTTAAGAATAAGGATCTTTCTTTGGATGTTGGGATTGATAATGCTGAGATAGGATGGAGGCCTATAAATTTATGGGAGGTTGCTGAAATAATGGCCGATAAAGAGAAATTATTAGGTTTGGGGGTTTACTATGATAATGGGGTTGATTAAATCCCATTTTTTCTGTAGATAAATATAAAAAAGCAGTCTATTATGGGAATCGTAAGAGAATCATTGTTAACAGAAAAGAAACAATTGCAGTTATCTGCTGGTCTAGCTATAATCCAGAAAGGAGCTATTTTATTAGCTCACCCCAAAGGACAAAAATGGTATGGAACTTATTCTATCCCAAAAGGACATGTTGAAGAAGGAGAAGACCTATTGACTGCTGCTATTAGAGAAACTCAGGAAGAAGTTGGATATACAGCTAATCCTGCAGACGTTCTTTTTCCAGATCCATATTTTATAGACTATAAAGATCAAGAAGGGAATCTCTATAAAAGAGTTTATTATTATGTTGTTAGACCCGAAGAGCATATAAAACAAGATGCTATTGTTCCAGACGGTAAAGAAGTGGATTGGGCAGGCTTTATTCTTAAAGATGCTGCTGATTCTCGTATTTTCTGGAGGCTAAAACCTATTTTAGAACACATTGACGAAGTAAAAGATGTGGAAAAAACTAAAGTAGAGATTGACGAAGAACCAAAAATTGAATGAACATAATCAAAATCATACTATTTTTATTTCTAATTAGTTTTTTATATCATTTAGGGATGCTTATTATAGTTCCCAGCTGTAATTTAATAGGATGGAATAGTCATGGACTTATTCATTTATTATCTATTTTATTTTGTGCAGCAATATCTTATATCTGTTATAGAAGAATTATTAAGAAAAAACCCCCCGAAGAAAAGTAAAACTTTCCCCCTTAAGTCCATAAAATAATAAACTAAATTATATTATGGCCAAAAAGAAAACTATCCCAAAAGGGGAGCCTGGATCATTTTCACAATTAAATGATTTTCTGAATACAATTGCTCCTGATGGAGAAATCCTTGATATAAATCCTATAGCAAAAATTGATGAGTGGATCAGTACAGGAAACTACATTTTAAATGCAGCTTTATCTGGTTCTTTATTTGGTGGTCTGCCGAATCGAAGATCCCTTGTTTTAGCAGGGGAAGAAGGAACAGGAAAAACTTTTATTGCTCTTAGCATCTGTAGAAATGCTCAAAAAATGGGATACACCCCAATATATTTTGATTCAGAGGGGTCTATAGATGTAGATTTCGTAGCTAAGCTTGGGGTGGATACTTCTAATGTTCGTTTACAACCTGTAAATACTGTCGAAGAATTTTCTCATATTGCAGCTCAGATTGTTAAACAATTTGAGGAAACAAAAGCAAAAGGAGAGATCCCTCCGAAAGTTTTAGTCGTGTTAGATTCCCTTGGCAATCTAACCTCTATAAAAGAAGCAGATGATACAGTAAAAGGGGATAACAAAAGAGATATGACCAAGCAGCAAGCTATAAGAAAGCTCTTCAGAGTTAATGGCTTACAGTTTGCTAAACATGGAATTCCTTTCGTTATAAACAATCACGTTTACGATTCCATGAGTATGTTTACGCCAAAAGAAATCTCTGGTGGTGGAGGTGTAAAATACAATGCTTCTATTATATTCTCTCTAGGTAAAGGAAAATTAAAAGATGCAGAGGGGGATAAAGCTGCTGCTAAACAAAATGTAGATGCAGTAAGAGTAGGAGTTACCATTTATGTTACCCCCATCAAACAAAGATTTGCAAGACCAATCAAGGTTCAAATGCACATTCCTTTTTATAAAAGCCCGAATCCATTTGTAGGATTAGAAGCTTTTGCGGACTGGGACTCTTGTGGTATTGTAAGAGGAAAACTACACACTGAAAAATCTTATGAAAAATTAACTCCTTCAGAAAAGAAAAATTGTGTAGAGTGGCAAATGCCAGATACATCATTAGTTGAAGGCTCCACTACTTTAATGTATGTAGAAGCAAGACCTACTGCAAAAACACTTGTTTGTAAACATCTTGGAGGAGAAATTCCTTTAGGAGAACTTTTCACAGAAAAAGTTTTCACTGAAGAAGTTTTAAGAGAACTAGATGAAAAGGTTATTAAACCTACTTTTATGCTTCCTTCAATTGAATCACTAGAAGATTTAGCAGAATTAACTAAAGAATTAGAAGATGAAGGGAATACAGAAGAAGAAGATCAAGATTAAAAACTTAATCGGAATTGTAGATAGCCCTACTATTGAAGATCTTTTATTTGAAATTGTTTCTTTTTTAGAAAAAGAAGATCGGTTGGAAGATTTTTTCATCAAACATGAGGTTAATCTTAAAACTCGTTGTAGAATTGAAGAGGATCTTGATAAAGATCTGAAGAAATTACTTGAAGAAGGCTGGATTGAACATCATGGCTGGACAAAATATAAACTTTTAAAACATCCATGGGAATGAAAGGACACGCTAATAACACGCACCATAAAAAAGAAAAAGATAAACCTATATTGCTAACTGGAAATCTTCTTCATTATGGAGAAAAAAATCTTAATGGTCGTATCTATACTAAAGAAATGGCTGAAAGGATAGTTGAACAATTTGAAAATAGGGATGGAGAAATGTTCGGGGAACTTGGCTACCCTGATAGATTTGAAGTATTGCTCACTCAAGTATCTCACAAGGTAGAGGAAATTCATCTGGATGAAGAGAATAAATCTGTAGTAGGAACTATTAAAATATTGGACACGCCCAAAGGAAAAATCGTGAAAGCAATGTTAGATACAGATGAATATATTGGGCTTACCTGTAGACCTAGAGGAGCTGGAACAGTTAATGAAAATTCAGAAATTGAAAACTATACTCTTTATAGTTTTGATTTAGTTTCTGGCCCAGATGCTTTTGCAAACATAAAAAAAGATGATCATTTAACAATTTTAGAAGATGAATAAGAATACTTTAATAGTAAATCTTTTCGCTGGGCCAGGTTCTGGTAAATCCACTATCATGGCCCATGTTTTTGCAGAATTAAAATGGAAAGGCATAGATTGTGAAATGGCCACGGAATATGCAAAAGACAAAGTTTGGGAAGGGTCAGAGCATATTTTGGATAATCAATATTATGTTTCTGGAAAACAATATCATAAGCTTAAAAGGCTAATAGGAAAAGTGGATGTAATTATTACGGATAGTCCTATTTTATTCGGTCTCATTTATGGAAATGAAGAGCCTGAAGAATTTCATGGATTGTTAGTAAAATATCATAACAAATTTAATAACTTTAATGTATTTCTCAAAAGGACTAAAGAATATAATCCCAATGGACGAGTTCAAAAAAACATAGAAGAAGCTATAGAAAAAGATAAAGAGATTAAAAGGATGCTTCACAATAAGGGAATTAGTTATATTGAAAGAACTGCTTCAAAAGATAGGATAGATTCTTTAGTAGAAGAAATCTTAAATATTCTTAACAATAGCTAATTTTCTTAACAGAACCCAACACAAAGAAAAAATTATAAAGTTAAAGTTGCACTTTCAAATTGAAGTTGCACTTTAACTAAAATAATTAAAAATTATGATTCAAGCTTACCAAGAGCAAATATTTTGGCATTATATTCTTGCAAATAGAATATATTTAAACACAACTAAACCTGAGTTTTTTACAAATCAGACATTAAGAGAGCTGTTTGAAATTGCCAAGGATCATTCACTAAGATATTCAGATCCTCCATCTAAGGATCAGATGTCCGAATTAGTAAGGGTAAAAGGTGTTAATGATAGAATTTCTGAAGATATAATTGGAGCACTTTATAATGCAAAAGTACAACTTCAAAACTATGATGATAAATGGCTGGAAGAAAATGTTGGGCCGTGGATTAGAATAAGAAATTTAGATAATGTGATGCGTAAAAGTATTGCATTCATGAAAACTTCACAAATAACGGCAGAAAATGCCGCAGAAACTGTAGAAAAAGTAAGAAGCATGCTTACTACGGAAACTGCAATTGATTTTGATTTTAATTTAGGATCTGATTTCTTTGATCCTAAATCTCACTTACAAACAAGATTAGCTAGAGCCAGTACTGGATATGATTTTCTTGATATTTGTATGAAAGGCGGATACTGGAAAGGATCATTAGTTGGATTTTTAGGCGGTCCAAAAAGTGGCAAGTCTTTATGGCTAGCTAACTTAGCAGCAAGATCCGTTGCTATGGGATATAATACTGCATATATTACTTTAGAATTACAAGAAGAAATCGTAAATATGCGTATCGGTTCTAATTTATTAGAAATTCCATTAGATGAATATGAAAAAATAGCAGAAGATCAAAGTCTACTAAAACAAAAATTAGGGGATTTTAGAAAAAATTCTTTTAAACCAGTAGGAGCTCTCCATGTGAAAGAATTTCCATCTTCTACTGCATCCACCAATGATATAACTGATTATCTTAAAAAAGTACAAGAAATATTAGGAATCAAATTTGATAATGTCTTCATTGATTATATTAACATCATGAAGAATTGGAGAAATCCTAATACTGAAAATACTTATATGAAGATCAAGCAAATTTCAGAAGATCTTCGTGCAATGGCAATGGAACAGCAATGGGCGGTAATAACTGTTACTCAAACAAATAGAGGAGGATGGGAATCATCCGATTTAAACATTACGAATGTATCTGAATCTGCCGCTTTAATTCATACAGTAGATATGCTCTATGGTATCATAACTAATGCCGAAATGAAAGCAAGATCAGAATATTATTTGAAGTGTCTTGCTAATAGGGTTGCAGGATATGAGAATACTCGAAAACGATTTACAGTTGATTGGAAATATGCTAGAATAGATGAAGATAAAAATGCAAAAATTGAGGATATGGATTTCATTATCAATTCAGTTGTTGGCGGCCAAACCCATCAAAGGGGTCAAGTTCCATGGAAGAATCCATCTGGGCAAAGTCAAATAGCAGCTGTAGTTGGAAGTGATATTAATCCAGATAAACCAGAAAAAACTATAAGTAATCCTCCAGATCCAGGGATTACAGGGGATGGGTTATTTTAACTAATTTTAGTGGGATAGATAATCTTAAAACCCCCACAGAATATGGATCCTTATAATGAAGAATTAGAAGAAAGCAAAGACATGAAAGAAGATAAAATTATTAACAATTCTTACAATACAGGTGAGATGGAATATGAGGTTTTCTCTGCTACGATGAAGATTGATGACAGAGTTTCCTCTCTTTATGAGGATCAATACAGCGAAAATATGTATGAGCTCCGAACTGTTAAAGCTCTTAGTGAAGAGATTTATAAGTTATTTCAAGCATCTCCATTCCACGAAAAATATAAAAACCCTAAAAGAGTTGATAAGGGGGATATGGTTAAAATGTATTATTATTTCAAAGAAATATTAGTAAAGGAAAGATCTTATTCAAGCGCTCAAATATTTATGGGGTTTGCAGAATTTTTCCAAATTAATTATGATCAACTCTATAATGAAATTGGTGTATTGGACAAAGAAGGATTATTGAGAGAACTAAACAGCCATCAAGGTATGAAAAGTAAAATTCAGACTAAAAAACTTTTTTAACTTAGTATTAACAATTTTCATTTTTAAAAGATGGGATTATTTCGTACTTTATTCAAAAGAAATGATATGAGAGAATCAGGATACTATCCTCCAGGGGCTGAACATGATCCAATGGCTCCTTGGAATGAAACTGATGATTCCATAAAACTCGTAGAAATGGAGTATTATGGAGATATAGTATTAATTTGGAGAACTTATATTGCTAAAGATGACTGGGAAGACGAAACTGCTAATATAGACCCAGAAGTTTTTGAAGAATTTTGTTCCATAAAGTTAAAATTAGATTATGAAAAACTTCGGATGAATGAAGAAACAATTGATCTAAGAAATATTAAAGAAGAAAAAAATCGTTATAGAATTATTACTTCTCATGGGGAATTCACTACCTCTTTTAAAGAATTAGAACGTCTTATCTAGAATTTAACGAAATTTTAACAAATCCTTTTTTTGAATTAAAAAACTTTTAAGTATTTTATCTTAAAATTTTAAATATTTATTTTTACTAAAAAACAGACCTAATGGAAAGAAGACATTTTTTAAGAGGGCTGGGCGGAATATTTGCTACAGGTGCTCTATTTACAGTATCAGGCTGCACAGAAGATCCTATAATAGAGTCTTGTCAACGTGATAAAGTCGGAACAGTAACCGTAAAAAACTCAACAGGATATACCATCTATACAGATGTGACCTGGGGAGATTATGTTGATAATTATGAAAAGCGCCTTTCGAATGGCAGTTCATATAAGTATAATAACGTAGCAGCATCCGGTCATCCGGAATCATACAGCGGACGAATTGAAATTTGGGCTAGCTTTGATGGAGATGATTGGTATTATGAATATGAAAATCTAACTCCTTGTGAAAACTTAACCTTCACTTGGTATCTCAGTGCTAGTAAATCAACCAGTCCCTCTTTAATATTAGCCACTCCTAATGGCGAATTAGTTACACCAACATTAAAACAAAAAAGATAAGTTATGAAAAAATGGTTATTAGTAATAGCTGTAGTAATTGGTATGCTCTTTGCTACAACTACAGAAACAAAAGCACAGAGCTCATTATATGTACAAGGAGGATGGTCTTGGTCTGAAGGGGTGGCTGCAGTAGGATATAGCTGGACTGGTTTATCTACTTCTTTAGGACTCATGGTAGCACCTATGCCTGGTTCTGGCGATGCTGTATCGGGATTAGTATGGAATATCAAATTCGCCCCCGCCTGGTATGAATCTGGATATTATCTAGGTTATTCTTATAACTCAGTCGGATATAGATCTCAAATGGATTATGGATCTGGATGGACCGATGATTATGTTGCTGGAATGCACATTGTTTCAATAGGATATAAAGTAGGGACTGATACATGGTATTTAGCTGGTGATTTTGGCTATGGATGGGCCCCTGGAATAGCTTCCGGAGTATCATATGGCGTAGTAATAGGATTTCCTCTATTCGGAACTTATTAAGATTTAACAATTCATTAATATACAAAAGCTTAAGAGCCTTAAAACTCTTAGGCTTTTTTTGTGTAAAATATTCACGAGGCTTAAAATGAATTAAGAAGCGATAATATGAATGTAGACCAATTCGAGTACGAAGTACCGGCCCTAAATATATCCTATAATAGAATTTTCATGATTTCAGACTTGCACTTTGGTGTTCGAGCTAATTCAATCGAATGGCTGGACAACCATTTGGAATTCTTTTATAAATTCTATATTCCATATCTAAAAGAAAATTTAAAAAAAGGTGATGTCCTTTTTGTCCTTGGCGATTGGTTTGACAATCGGCAATTATTAGATATTAATGTGATGAATAAGTCCATTGATGTCATATTAGATTTATCAGAAATACTGCCTGTTTATTTCATGACGGGGAATCACGATATTTATAAAAAGAACGATACTGATGTTAATTCTTTAGCAGCTTTTAGATTTATTCCAAATGTAAAAATATTTGAAGAGCCTGTTATCATAACTAATAAAAAAACTAAAATATTGGTTTTACCATGGATTGGCTCTGGAGAAAAAGAGGAAGCTATTGCAAAAGCTAATAAAGCTGATTATATTTTTGCTCACACAGATATTGCGGGTTTTAAATATGATAATGGTTTCCATATTAGGAAAGGGGCAAGACTTAAGAAAATGCCGGGGGTCAAAAGATTATATTCCGGACATATTCATAAAAGGCAGGAACATAAAGATTCAGTTTATATAGGATCCCCATATTCTACTAAAAGATCCGATATAGGAAATAAGAAGGGTATTTATATGCTGGATACAGATACCAATGAACAGGTATTTACTCCAAATATTTTATCTTCTATCTTTCAACGAGTTCCACTAGAGGAATTAATGGAAATGACTTTAGAGAAAGCATATAAAGTCCTAGAGAGGAATTATACAGACATAATAGTTCCAGACAAATATGTTCACTTATTTAACTTAACGAGATTTATTGATCTCCTTAAAGATTGTGATTATAAACGAATTGAGACAAGAGGAGAGAAGAATAAATTAGATGACTCATTTAACGAAATACTAGATGGGGAAGAAATTAAAGATATAATTACGCTTCTGGAGAATAGTATAGAGGATTTAGAGCAAACTCTAGAAGCTATTGTTAAACTGAAGCTCCTGAACAGGGAATACTATAATAAAGCTTCCCAAGAACAAGAAGAGCTTATCTAAATTTAATGTCATGGGAAAAGATCACATTCCGGATTACGAACAGTTCCCTTCTGAATTTTTATCAGATGGAGACATTTACCAAATTTTTTCATCTAATGGTCTTATGACCGGAAGAATGATTTGTGGATCTAAATCAGCTTACTGGGAGGAACATAAAGAAAACTTAATAGTTTTTAATGCTAATATTATAATTGAAACGAGAGGAAAGATATGGCATGGAGATTTAGATGTGACTCTTGATTATGAAAATTTAGAAAAAGTAGCAAAAGTCCTCGAAGAACCTCTTTATATTCTAAGGGAATTTGATGCAAGATTTGAAAATGAGGATGCTGGAGTTGAATTTTGGAAATCGAGGGCTGTAGCTGTAATAGGAAAAAAAGATGAAGATTCAGAGATACCCTTTAAGTAAAGATCAATTTGCTCAAATAGATTGCAGAAGATCCGATTGCATATTCCAAGACAGAGGAGATTGCAATAATATTAGTCCAGCGATAACACTAAACCCGGCTAAAACCGCCGTTTGCTGGAGTCATCAAACTAAAGTAGAAGATGAAGCTTAAAACAATAGAATGGAGAAATATTGGTCCGTATGGGAATAAACTTCAAAAATTAGAGTTATCTGATTCTGGAGGCCTTTGGATGGTGCTTGGTAAGAATGGTCATGGAAAATCTTTTGTGGTGAATCTGCCAAAGATACTTTATTATGGACGGTTGGATGGTTTCAAAAAAGAGGAGATTGCTAATAGGCTAAATAAACATGGCTGGGTCAAAGGGGAGATAGAAACAAGTCCGGGGATAAATGTAATGATTGAAAGAAATGTTTCTCCTTCCGATCTTATTGTTCATAAGTATAGAAGAGGAGAAGAAGCCAACGAAACGAATGATATTGGTAAGGCCGGAATAAAAAACTACCAGGATTATATAGATCTTGAGGTTACAGGATTGCCTTATAATATTTTCTCCAATATTATTTCTCTGTCTGTTAATGATTTTAAGTCATTTATTTCCATGACTCCAAGCGATAAAAGAATAATTATTGACAAACTTTTTGCAATGGAGATCATCAATAAGATGAATGATTTGATTCGTAAAGACCTAAGGGAAGTCAAAATAAACTTGGACCTTTATGATCGAGAGATCATGTCTTTAAATAGTTCGATTCAGATTGCAGTTAAGGAATTAGAAAAGGCCAGAACTCGAGTTGAGGCTGATAACACAAAGAGAATTAGAGAACTAATAGAAAAAATGAGGTCCTATCAACCAAAGATGGTTGAGGCTAAAGAAAAATTAAAGGGCTATCAGGATAAGAAAAATGAAATAAAAAAGGCCAAGGAAGAATATCAGAATCAAAAAAGATCCTTGGAATTAGAAATAAAAGGACTACAAAAGAAAATAGATCTTTATAATCAGGATAAATGCCCTACATGTGAAACTCCCTTTTCCGAGAAAAGATTTTCATTATTGAAAGAAAGTTTGAATGAAAATTTCTCTAAGAAGCAAACATCTTTCGAAGCATTGGGTCCTTCTGGAGAAAAATATGATACAGCCCTTTCTAAAGTTAATGAAGCTGTTAACAAATTGAATGACTATATTCTTCAAATAAAAACTGCTTTTAATACTTTAAATAATGAGGTAGAAAAGCTTAAGAAAGAAAAACCAGCTGAGTTTTCATCTATGGAAAATATAATTTCCAAAAATACTATTTCCGTAAAGAAAAAAGAAGAGGAAAAAGTAATCACTGATGATAAGCACAAATATCTTTCTATTCTAGAAGATCTTTATTCCGATTCTGGTGTTAAAAAGAAGATTATGGAATCATATCTTCCAACTCTTAATAAAGAAATTGAATTCACACTTGGGGAACTTCACTTTCCTTACAGCCTGAAATTTAATTCTGAATTTGAACCCAAATTAGAGCATCTCGGGATTGATATTAATGTAGAAACTTTATCAACAGGAGAAAAGAAACGAGTGGATTTAGCTGTATTGATCTCTATCATTAGAATGTTAAAAAGAAAATATCCAGCTCTTAATATTTTTATGCTTGACGAGGTACTTTCATCTATTGATGGAGATGGTATCTATGACATCATTGGACTTTTACAGAGAACGGCCAAAGAATTAAGAATGAATATCTTTATCATCAATCACTCTCCCCTCCCAATAGAACATTTCTCCTATAAAATAGACATTGTCAAAAACGCAGGATTTTCAGATTTGACAGTTGAAAAGCTGGATGATGAAGAGGAGGATTAACTCCTCTTTTTTATGGAGATAAATAAAGAAAATGTTGTGCTTCTATGCTTGTCAAAGAAAGTTTACCTGAGGACCTTCCTAGGATCGATAAAAATAAAATAGCAGAACCCGAAAAATACTGGGCTCTTTATGCTGTTTCTTTTTATGAACGTTTTTTTGCAAAAATCCACAATAAGAAAAAACTTAAAAAAGCCTATTCTAGAAAATTCAGAGAAATTAGTTCAGATAAAGAAGCTGTCGGGGCTTTAAATTTCTTTTACCGTATCCGAAGAGATGAACTTGATGGAATTCCTATCTGGGAGTCTATGCTTTTTGAAAGTCCTGATATGATTGAAGCTAGAAATATTCGCCAAATATTTAGAAATAAAAATACTTTGGATCTTTCTGATTTTCAAGTCCCATTTGGATATTTTGATGGGGAAATGAAAGTTGGAAAAATAATGAGTACCCATCCGGATATGGACAAAAATTATAAGGATCTTCCTCAAGTTAATAGATCAAATCTTAAATATGCTGGAAGGGCTTGGTTAAAAGATAGAGTTATATCCTTCTGGGAATATCCCGAAACCAAGGAAGAATTATATAAAGTTCTTAAAGATCTGGAAAAAGAATTTAGAAAAAAATTTAAAAAATTCTGGACTATTAATCCTAAAAACTGGTATATTGAAATTATTGACAAGAAGCTACCAAATATGAAGGATAGTTCATCTGACTGGATGGATTGGTCTGATGCAGAAGATGCGATTTTAATTCCAGTTCATGAATATGAAGGCAGCGGTGAATGGTCCGAAGAAGCCAAAGGAAAAGAACATTTCCAATCCCCAATGAATAAAGAACCAAAAAAAGTCCCGGATGGTGTCGGATCTAGAAAATACGGATCTCATAAACCTCTAGCTATGAGGCAAGCTATGTCCGCCTCTGAAAATTTAGTTCCCTCTTTTCGCGAATTCTTAGAACTTTAATCCCCCTATTCTGTAAAAAGGATATGAATTTAACAGGCGAATTTAAACAATTCGAAAATACCTTTATGCCAGAAGGTTTTGAGTGGCGTAAAGGTCAAAAGGAAGCCATCCAGCAAATTGTTGAAGCATACTTCGACGAAACTACATCCACAGTTATTTTAGATGCCCCGGTAGGAAGTGGAAAATCTCTTATTGCTATGTGTGCTGCATGGATCCTAAATATAAAAGGAAAGGAAGGATATGTTTTATCATCTGAAATATCTTTGCAGGATCAATATGAAAAAGATCTTGAAACTTTCAATTTTACACGATGGGGAAGCATCAAAGGATTAGATAATTACGAATGCATAGATAATTTTGAAAAAGTTTCCATGGGTACCTGTAAAATCCAGAGAAAAAGACCCGTGAAAATGTATTGTTATAATGATTGCCCCTATTATTCTGCTAGGGATAAAGCTTCCAGAAGTAAAACATCTATGCTTAATTATGCTTATTGGCTTACTATGATGAATGAAGTAAATGTTTTTCTAGAGCAAGGAAAACAAATCTTTCCTCCTCGAGATTTTACTGTTTGTGATGAGGCCCATAAAATAATGGATATAATTCAAGGAACTTATTCTCCAAAATTTTCAAAAAATACTTTAAAGAAATTAGAAAAAATAGTAGATTTCTTTGTGTCTCATAGTGTAGAAGATCTCAACTCGGAGTATGAATCAATCAAAAGACACTTAGGACTTATAGATGATGAAGAAAATCAGGATAAACTTTATGGATATTTGTCTAGAATTGCCTTGGACCTAGATTATTTTATGAATCCTATTGAAAAGTTAAAAAAGAGAATAGTCAGCGATTATTCAGGCAATCCGCCAAAAGAATGGAAAAAAGCTTTATACTTATCTGATTGGGCAGAAAGTTTTTTAAGTCGGTTGAAGGATTATTTAAATATTATTAATGAAACTTCTTCAAGAAATATAGTCAAAAACCCGGGCATTGATGAAATAGTGTTCAATTGTTTAGAAGAAAGCTATATGATGAATAAGTATTTTCATGCTCATACTGGTTTTCGAATCCTTATGAGTGCTACTTTTTCGGACCCAGCTGAATATCTAAAAGGAATAGCTTTGAAGGGAGCAAAATACATCAAGCTTGAAAGTCAATTTAATTTTGATAAATCCCCAATACACTTTTATAACAAGCGTAGAATGTCATATAAGCACATAGAGAGCAATCTGCCGTGGTTAATAGAGAAAGTTAATACAATCATTAGCAATCACCAAGGTGAGTCAGGATTGATCCATTCGGCGTCCTATAAGCTGTCCATGGACATTTTCAATGGGTTAACTCCAGAAAATAGGAAGAGGGTTCTGATTTATAATGGAACTGAAGAAAAAAGGTATTTTTTAGAGGATTTAAAACAGAGTAAAGACAAGGTATTAATTGGTCCCTCTCTTCTTGAAGGACTTGATATGAAAGACGAGTTTGGAAGATTCCAAATATTTGCAAAAGTCCCATATCTTTCTCTTGGAGATCGATTTGTCAAAACCAAAATGGGAATTAATCCAGGCTGGTATAGATGGAAAGCTATTGTCAATATTCTTCAGGGTACTGGTAGAATTGTTCGAAATGAAAAAGACTGGGGAGTTACTTATATCCTTGATGGATCTCTCGGTGATCTAATTCACAATAATAGAAAATCCTTTCCAGCAGAGTTTATGAAACGAATTAAAGTAGTACAAGAATAGTGGCAGGCCAAGTTCAATGTGTAGCAAAAACCCGGTTTTTCTCAGAACGTAGTGCTCAATGGAAAGCAGATGATATAAATTTAGAACATGGATATGAAAAAATATTCGTTTATAAATGTAATTGCTGCGGTGATTTTCATTTAACTAGAACAAAGCCCGAAGATAAATAGAATAAAGAATGGTCGATGATCGTGCACGGAAGTAGTTGACCCGAATTGGTGTCCGATAGTTTAATCACAGAACCCTGGCAATTGCGGCTAGGAGGTGCCGGTGGAAGTCTGGCTCGGTACACCAATTCATAAAAATAAAAATGTCATGGAAAATTATTTAACTTGGGATGAATTATCTCTTGAACAGAAAAGAGCTATAGATTGGTTTAAAAATAACCCGCCAAAATACTATAAATGGTTTTACAAGTGGTATACTAAATGGATTGGAAAAACCATTTTTTGCGGAATTCTTGTAGTTGGGGCTCTAATGATAATTTTCAATGACGCTATTTTCGATGTAGTAAGAGGAATGTTTTTCTTTTTATTAGGACTAGTCCTTTGGTCAGCTTCAGCCTCAGTATATAAAAAAATTTACACTAAAAGATACGCAAAAAAAATAGGACTAACCCTAAAAAATTGGAATATGCTAACAAAAGGTATGGTCCTTAATGTTTAGATCAATATATAAATAAAAGAAACCTATATGGCATTATTTCAAAGATATAACAATGAAAATGTTTTGATTCGTGCAGTTATTGCAGGCCTTCTTGATGTTTTAAATAATCATATACAATATAGTCAAGTCTGGGGTAATGATCCTATTGAAGATTTTGAGAATATAAAAGTTCCTTGGTTCTATAATCAATCCGGGGACGAACGTTTCATGCAAGATTTTTATACTCACTATGGAGAATGCCTTCCGCCTCGTCCAGTAGATGGGAACTTTGATATGATACCAAGAGGAATCTTAACTTACGCAGGTTCTGGTATTAATGCTCAAAGGATAACTTCAAGATATGTTCAAGGGAGATATGTAAGAGAAATTAATGGAAAGTTAGAAGGATTTATATCATATCTTTATTCTATTCCTTTAAATGTTAGATTTGATCTAGAATTAATAGCAGATACTCAAATAACTGCTTTAAAAATTGAACAAGAAATCCGAGAGGTCTTTTATAAAAATGTCACCTATTATGTTTATTATAAGGGAATGAGAGTTGGATGTACAGCTGGTTTTCCTGAAGAAATAGTTGTAGATAAAAATATAAATTATTCATTTGAAAGTGATAATAAGATTAAATTGACTTTTCAAGTTGAAGTAGAAACATATCAACCCGTGTTTGATCCAACTACTGAAATGTCTGCTAAAAATAGTATAAAAGGCTTTACATATAGACTTTATGATAAGGATGAAAAAGATGATGGTGTTATAGAAATCATTTCTCCTCAAACCGGATTGACTTTTCCAAAAGGAAATCCTCTATGGATTGATTGGTCTTTTACCGAAGAAGGCGGTATCATGAGAAACGTAGATATCTCCTGGGTATTCTCAGGATCTAATGAAAGACAAGAAATTGAAAGGACCCAGCCTAATCATGAATATTATATTTGGAATATACCAGAAACATTTACAGCATATAAAGAACCTGATATAATTTGGGAAGAAGATTCCGCTATATCAGTTAGCAGATCACCGCTTCTTAAAATTATACCGGATATAAACACCGGTCAAATAACTAATAGTTCTTTCTTAGCATATTCTGAAGGCTATTTTCTTACAGCATCCGATGATGCTAGTATTGGTTTGCAATTGGAAATGAGAGATGATAATGGAGTTATATCTTATACAGAAGAAGGAGCTATGTATGCTAATATTAAATGGAATAAGTTGGATAAAAGTAATCCAGTTACTGTAGTGGATCCTTCAATTTTCTTTCCAGGAACTGTAGATTATAAAACTATTGATCTTTTTGTTTCCAATAGTGTTAATCCAGATGTGTTTGGAGTTGTAACAAATTTAACAATAGTTTAAAAAAGGAATAAAATTAGCGAGAACCATAAATATATAGAAAAATACAATTTATCAAATAATTGAATGGCAATGATAGAAAAAATTAAGGTCTTAATGAGCGAGACTAAAAACAATGACGTTAGAGTTTTATTAGAAAAAGCTACTTCTACTCTCAATTCAGCGATGTATCAAAATATTCCACCTGATGCAAGGGTAGAACTTGAAAAAGCTGTGATTGAAAATCTTTTCGAAGGGCTATCTTCTATTAAAGATAAGGAAACTCAAGAATGGCTAAAGAATTCAAAAAGAAATTGGGCTGTAAAGAACTTAGGTGTTCGTGAAGCTATCAATACTCTTTCTGCATCTGAAGCAGGAGATAACTTAAGTCTTATGCAAGTTCTTGAACATTATAAAGCTCAGTTAGCAATTAAACCAGAAGCTCTTCTATATGAAGGATTCATTTCAGCTATGCAATCTTTTCACTATTTTCCAAAAGTAGGCAATGCTGTACAAGCAATTAAAGATAGAGTTGATAATTATGAAGCTGATGTTTCCATAACTAAGATCATGGAAACCATGAAGAAAACTAAGAGCCATTATCTAGTTCCTCTCATTGAAGATCTTGTTCAAAATTATTTAGATGATAAAAACATGCAGACCAAAAGCTCATTAAAAGAAGGTCTCATGAAATTTTCTTATGACAACTTTGTAAGAGATATTATTAATATAGTCTCTGTCGATGCTACAGAACTACAACTAGAATACGCAAATGCTAAATGTGATATTGAAAAAGTATATTCTCCAGTTCTTTATTTAGGAGAAAATGAAGCTGTATTTGGCGTGCGTGGATCCTATTATGTTAAAAAAGGAAATACTCTTTCTAAATTACAGAGGGAGCATATCGAAAAACTAGATCCGGAATTTACTTCATTATGTGAAATTCTCAATAGTCCTAACGTGGTTATTGATGGAAAATCTATAGTTCTTTATGAAGGAAGCGATAAAGCAGTTATTACGGAAAAAGGAATTACCGTAAATGATAAAGCTTTTACTAATGAGGAATATAAAAATTCCGCAACTGTTGCATCCTGGACCGGAAAAGCACATTTTCTTATGTTAGTAGAAACTTTAAGAAAGAATTTTCTTGAAATTGCCGAAATTGATTTTGCAAAGAGAGTGTTTTTAAAAGAAGATTATGGTTATGCAGCTGATGTATTTAAGCTTAGAGGAAATATTTCAGTAGCAACATATAACCCAGCAATGGGTAAAGGTACATTTTATAGAAATATTAATCCAATCCAGGCTAAAAACCTTATGATGGAGCATTTAAGATTTGATGTATCTAAAGCATTTGAAGATCTTCTTCCTAATGAAGAAAAGATTAATGAAGAAATAAAAGGAACTAAGAAAGCTTATTCCGATTATATTTTAGAGCTTCAAACAAAAATTAGTGAATTTAAGCTAAATCCTTATGCTAAGGAAACTACTAAAGAAGTAATTGTTGCTTTAGAAGAGGAAATGGAAGAAGTTAAAAATGAATACAAGGATTATTTAAATCTCGTCGAAGATTATATGAGACCTGTAAGCGAAGCTACTGTTGAATTAGAAATTGATGGTCCTCTAAATCTTACAATAGGCGGACAAAAATTTACAGTTCCTATTCCTCAAGTTGAAGGACCTGAAGGAGCAGAAGGAACTGAAACTGAATTTGGAGAATTTGGATCCGAAGTAGGAGCAGAAGATATAGCAGGAGAACCTGCATCAGCTGTAACCTTTGATGATATGAGTTCCGAATTACTTGGTGACTCCCCATCAATTCAAGCAGACGAGGTTAACTTAGGTGCTGATGAAGTTGAAGCAGATGCTGATGCAGCAGAAGCAGAAGCAGAGCTTGATATGGATCCAGAAGCAGAAGCTGAAATGGGTGGAGCAGAAGGAGAAGGAGGAGAAGGAGATCTAATGGGAATGGAAGGCGGAACTGAAGAAGGAGGAGATGTTGATTTAGAAGATGGCGAAAGTGGAGAAGAGGATGAAATCAAAATCGAAGATGAGTCTGACTTAGACCTTGATGATTTAGATGCTGAAGAAGGAGATGAAAAAGAAGAAGTTGAAAAGGTAGAAGATAGTGCTGGAGATGCTAAGCCCAAAGGTACTAAGAAAAAAGTATATTTAAAGAAGAAAAAGAAAGCTGAATAACATGGCTAAAGAAAGATTCCGTAAAAATACAGTTGAATTCAAAATTGTTGAGAAGAAAAAAGCTCAATCATTGAATGAATCAGCTCAAGTGGGTGACAAAGTTACCTATGCTGGCAAAAGAGGCTATATCATTGGTCAGGCACAAAATGGAGATTGGCTTGTTCAAGTCCAAGGGTCTGCTGATTTTGTAAGCCCAAAAAATGTGAAAGTTGTTGGGATGAAAGCCAAAACTATGGAACTTCCTTATAAGTTTGACGAAAAAACTCAGAAAGTTCTTTTCGAACAATTTGTAAGATGCGGAATTTATATGAGGAATACTCCTATCAAACTTAATAATTGTTATGTAAAATATTCTCAGTGGAAAGCTGCAGGACTTAATGAAAATGTTAATGTTATTTCTGATGGAGTATTAAATCAATTACCAAAAGAACAAGTTAGAGTATTAGAAGATCCTAATGATTTTGCAAATCCTGATGATTATGTTGAAGGAGTTATAGTAGATAAAAATTCAGGGGAAGCTATGGAAAATATTCTAATTAATGCAATAGATTATTCTGGAACCATCGGGGATGCTGATGGTTGTAGAGTTATCAGACATCCGGAAAGCCCAGAACCAGAGTTAACTAACCTGCCAAAAGGTATGTTAAGAACGCTGTCAGTTTAAAAATGATACAAAATATAAAGTAATAAGAATGATCCATGTCAGCCATACCGCTAGAAAAATTCAACATTAATCGTTTCTGGGAGAGAACGCCAACCGTTCTCAAGTATATTCTTGTATTTGCAATTTTCATCGTAGTTTCTTACTTTTTATTTTCCAAAAGAATGGATGATAATCATGTAAGGGAAATTGAGACCATGAAAGTTGGTATTAAAGCAACTTATGAACTAATTGATAATTTTGATGATTTCAGAGTAGAACAAGAAAAATACAATGAAGAAATTCTCGAATATTTAAATAATTTACATGCTTTAGTCGAAGAACTTAATATCAATACTAATAGAAAATTAGATATGATTCTTAATTCAGGAGATGAAAATTCGGAACAAATTATAGAAAAAATTATGTTATTAAATGAGTCTTATGAAAAGTTATTAAAAGCTTATTCTAAAGATATAGAGAGTCCTAGATATAAAGGAGATGCTCAATTTTATCCAATAGATGAAAAGGGCAATCGTATCTTAATAGATTCACCAGATGCTAAAAAATAATGAGAACAATGGATAATAAGAAAAAGTGGACGACTCCTCAATCGCTAATTATTATGGCTATTGTTCTGTTGATATTTGTTTATATTGCAATTGATATGACTCGAACAAAACCGTCTATCAAAGCTGATATAAAGGAAGTAAAAGGAGAATATGTAGAATTATCTCTTTTTTTGGATGCAAAAATTCCAGAGATCGATTCAACATTAAAAATTCAGGCAGATCAAATATCCAATCAGGGCAAAGACATAAATTCCCTTAATGAAAGGGTAAGTGATTTGGCAAAAACCGAATAGCAATTACTCCTCAAGGTATTCCCGGGTGCAATAAAACTTGTTGCGCCCTTTTTTGTATAACTTAAAACAACTATAAAACTCAGGAAGTATGGCAGCTTATGTAAAAAACCGTGATTTAAGAGAAGAGCTAATTAAATCTAAAGCTCAAGACGAATTAACACCAATAGCATTAGATATGTTTATGCTAATGGCCGAAAAATTCTCAACTAAATTTAAGTACATCTACCCAGAAGATCGAGAAGATTGTATCTCTTTTGCAGTCATGGATTGTTACCAATATTGGAGAGGCTATAATCCAGAGAAATCTGCAAATGCTTTTGCTTATGTTACTCAAATCATTAAAAATGGTTTTGCAAAAGGATGGAGAAAACTCTATGGAAATATGCCAAAATCAAAAAAGATTTCTGTAAGTCATAATAAAATATATAGTTTGTAAATCAAACTAATAGTCATGAGTGCGAATGACGCTTACAAAAGGTGGCATAAACCCACTAAAATGAAATACAATGATAATGGCACCCTGAAAAAAGGACACACCTATCAGGGCTATTATATTGTTTCTCATAAAGAGAAGTATGTAGGAGATCCCCTTCTAGCAGTTTTTCGTAGTGCTTGGGAATTTTCTTTTTGTATGTGGGCAGATTATTCTCCATCTATAAGAAGATGGTCCGTGGAGCCTGTGAAAGTTCCATATTATGATAAAATTTCTAAATTAGAAGAATGCAAAAAATTAGGATTGAATCCTAATAATCCAGCTAATTGGGTAAAGAAAAATTACAATACGGATTTTTGGGTGGAAGTTCAGAAACCTGATGAAACCATAGAAAAATGGTTCATTGAAGTTAAGCCCAAACATAAATTATCCAAACCCAAACCGGTTTCTAAAGATGCTCTACTTCGGGAACAAAAAAGATTCAATCATTTAGCTAAGGAATATCTAATAAATGAAGCCAAATTTGAAGCTATGAAATCTTGGGCGGACCGGGCCGGAGCAAAATTTTACATCTTTACAGAGGACCAGCTAAGAAGATTTGGCATAATAGATAACCCCCGTTTTGATATAAAAAATAGGAATAATCGAGTTAAATATAGAACACTATAATGAATTCTCCAAAAGATGACTATAAATATTTGAAGAATTTAGACAATATCTTTGATATTGCTTATTTTACACTCTTTGAAAAATATATGAAATATAAATTTAGAGGGGATGATAAAGTCATTGAGATCGATGACACAGATCAGGAAAGTCTTCTTTGGTCCCAAAATGGAGGGTTCCCATTGCCTGGTATTATATACACTTTTGTTTATAAGGGAGCATTAGATTCTATAGAAACAGGAAAGGGAAACCCTAAAAAATATATGGATCTAGTTCCATTATTATTTTGTATGGGATCTGGAAGGACTTCTTTTAAAGGTATTAATCTAAACTTACTTCCCCCTCTTACAAGATTACAATTTTTACAATCTTTTTACGAAACTTTTGAAGATTTTCTAAAAGCAGAAGTAGATGTATTAGCAGAAAATGATAAGATAGCCTTAAATAAAAGATTTATAAGTTATATTGCCGGGGGTAAAGCACAAAAAATGATTCAACTATTTAGCCGAAAGGATAATGAAAATTTTAAATTTGCATTTCGTCAATATTCCATAGTGAAAGTAGATCAATTACGTATGATAGAATACAATGAGTGGAAGTACATACCATTCTATGAGCCCAAGGATGCTTTTAGAAAACTATCTCAATCTCAAATCTATAAATTATACGGAAGAACGAAATAAGATATATAAATAAAAGAAAATAAGATATGGCGGGATTCACGCTCAAAAGAATGGACCAATCTCAAATGGGTTGGGCTAAAAACATTCAAAGAAATATAAGGTACCTTGCTCAATTAGGTATGAGATGGGAAGACAAGCTTATCAAGCAGTCTAAATCCATAGGTATTGCTGAAGCCCAGTTAGATTCAATGTATGGCCTTTATTATCAAGGTAATTACATGGGAACTGACTATGGACAGAAAGAATTTATTGCATTCTATGATAAAGAATATCCTACACGTAGGGATTTCTTACGTAAATTTGCAATGAATGGAGAGATCGAACACGTATTAGAAGTTATTGCGGACGAATCTATTATCTATGACAAAGGTAACTATTTTGCATATCCAGCCACTCAAAATCTTAAAGCAGTAATAAAAGCAGAAAAAGCCAAAGAAATTGTTGATGATTTAAATGCAGCATTCAAAAAAATATATTATGCCTTTGGGTTTAACGAAGGTCATGATGCATGGCACTATTATAAAAAATTCCTAATTGATGGATTCCTTTCTTTTGAAATCATTTATGATGGAGAAGGAGATAAGAAAGCAGAGAATGTTATTGGATTGAAAGAATTAGATCCAGTTTCATTAGAGCCCGAAATTAGAATTGATGAAAAAACAGGAAAAGAATATCGAGTATGGATCCAATATAGAGGGGATACTCAAAAACAAAGAGAATTACTTGATTCCAACTTAATTTACATCTCATGGGCGCGCGGTAACTTCATTTCCAGACTATCATATGTCGAGAGACTCGTTCGTTCATTTAACATGCTAAGAACACTTGAGAACTCACGTATTATCTGGAACGTATGGAATGCTCAGATGAGGGTTAAGATCTTGGTCCCTATAGGATCTCAATCAGAAGCAAAAGCAAGGACAAGGCTTTCTGAATTACGTGGTATGTACAAGGAAGAATTGAACATTGATGATCAATCAGGTGAAGTAACTTATAATGGGTCTCCACAGTTCAACTTTGCAAAGACCTTTATCATTCCTACTAAGAATGGAGAACAAACTGAAATTGGCGGATTCCAACCAGAAGGATATGATCTTTCTAATGTAGATTCCCTTAAATATTTTTGGTTAAGATTTGTAATTGAAACAAAAGTACCTCAGTCAAGATTCTCTAATCAGTTAACAGGAGAGTCTACCAGTAATCCATGGAGTTCTGGATCGGAATCAGCAGATCGTGATGAAATAAGATTCTCATATTTTATCAATAGAATCCGAGCAATATTCCAAGAAATACTTTTGAAACCTTTGTGGCTTCAGTTTGTTTTAGCACATCCCGAGTTTGAAACTGATCAAGCATTAAAAGGTGCTATTGGCCTAAATTTTAATGAGGAGAATTTATTTAAACTTATTAAGGAAAGGGATATGGCTGAAAAAGGAGCCAGCACAGTATCTACAATGATGGGTATTATGGAGCCTACTGTTAATCCAGATGGAACTCCAGGCGAAACCCCATATTTTGATGCTAAATTCCTTGTAGAGAAATATATGAGTTTCAACGAAGAAGATGTTAAACTCAATGCTAAATATAAGAAAGAAAGAGCCGATGAAGTTAAAAAATTAGCTAAGGCTTATGCTAGAATGATGCCACAGCAAGAAGAAGGTGGCGGAGAATTTGGAGAAGGTCTTGGCGGCGGAGGATTTGATGCAGGCGGCGGAGACTTTGGCGGTGGTGGATTTGATACCGGTGGAGGGGAGGACCTTGGAGGCGGAGAAGATCTTGGAGGTGGAGATGAAGGAGGAGAATCAGCCGAAGGTGATATTGAACTATAAAAAATAAAAATAAAGATATATTATGAAATTTTTAAAAGTATTGAAAAGTAAGTGGTGGGATGCATTCCCTGCAGTAGCATTTTTAGCCATAGCTGGTTTAGAAGGTAAAGGTTTTTGGATCGGCGGAGTAGCAATAGTTTGGTGGGGCTTCGTTATGGCTATAAGATATTTAGTAAAATAATTTTTTCTTAAAGAATTTATTCGTATATTTGCTATATGAATGATTTCACAAGAGGAGAAGATCCCATGAAAGCTATGGGGCTTGGTGATTTTTCTTTTAATACTCTAAAGGATGGAGCTATTATTAGATCAACCAGATGGTTTGGAATTTCTGAATCATCGGGAAATCTTGGAGGATATAATTCCTCAAAAATTTCTGTAAAACCAGGTAACTATTTTCTGGTTTATAAAATTGTCCGAAAAGACAATAAGATGACATTTCATTTTTTAAAATCTAAAGAAGAAAATGTCAGAACAGCAAGAGAACAATTAAAACAAGGACGAGTTCCTCGAGATATGTGGGCTCTAAAAGGATTTATAAACCAGCTAACTAAAAAAAGATTCGATTATCGTTTTGAGGTAATTGATGCTGGAATACGTGAAAGCTAAATTTGTATTTGAATTCTACGATAGAGACGATCCCAATATTTATAAAAAATTAGGTATTGGTAAGAAAACGTGGGAAAAACTTCAGCCCGGGGATATCCTAAAACCCAAGAAAGAAGTAAAAGTTTCTGGAAATGGATTATTCAAAGCTCCTTCTTATAAGAATGGAATAAGTTTCTACCCCGAAGATTATGTTGTGATTATTACTCATAAAAAGGGTGTATTAGGATATAGACGAAGCATGGATATGGGATATATCATGCATCTTCGTAGATGTTGGGATTTAGAGGAAGCTATGAATGTTAGATCCATGTTAGAAAAAGGAACATTTAAAATGCCTCGAGAACACGATGCTTTTAATAGGACTACTCGAGGATCCTATAAACAATGGGAAAATAGGTTTGAGATATATCAAGGATAACTTTAACGTTAAGTTAACCTATTTCATTTTTATTTTCAATATAAATACAGTATATTAAAGACATTAGGTTCGTCCTTCATTAGAGGGACTAGTTGCGAGAGACAACTGTGTGGACCGGGGTTCGACTCCCCGCACCTCCACAAATCAGCTATGGGATGGAACGCCATTTATGGTACATGGCTATAGATCTTAAAAGATTCCACAATGGGGGTGACTGGATTTGACAGCAGTGAGTAAGTAGTAATGATACCTGATAACCGCACCTAAACGGCGCAAATAAACAAACATTTGCTATGGCTGCGTAGTACGCACTCAGAGTAACGAGACTGGACATCCTGCGAAAGTGGATGTCTTTTTTTTGTGATATATAGAAAAAGAAATATTCATCATAGATATATAAAATAAAATACCACCGATATGAAAGCTGGAAACTTTAACATAAATGATTATTTAAACAAGCTCAACGAAAATGCTGAAGGAAACTTAAAAGGCGATCCTATTGCTGGAATGATTCCTGCTGAGAACAAGAAGTCATATGATTGGATCAAAAAAGAATATGATAAGGAAAAAGTTGAAGTAAAAGTGGAAATTAAAATGGGTGGATCCAAATTTGAACCAGGATATGAGATGCAAACTGATCTTAAATCTGTAAAAGACTTCAAGCCAGGCATGTTTGGTGATGTTAAAACTTCTGATAGTCCTGGCGCTAAAAAAGAGACCAAGGACACTGCTCAGACAACTGCAGAAATAGAAGGAAAAAAGCCAGAGGCTGAGAAAAAAGCTGAAGCTTCCACAGGAGATAAAGGACCAAAAAATCCAATCTCTGCTAAAATAAAAACTGCAGACGAATCAGAGGAGAAGGAGCCAAAAGAAGACAAAAAAGACAAGAAAGAAAAAGAAGATGATAAAACATAATTCATTAGAAGAAAGGCTAAATGCGGTTAAATTAGGGAATCCAATCCCTCATCCCCCTACGATGCCCGAAATGAATTTTCAACAATCCCAATCTGCTACCTCAATTAAGCCAATAACTGCTAAACAATTCTTCATTTCTGAAGGATATAAATTGTTTAATATAGTTTCTGCATCCATTCTTTATGGTTTTGGTATTAAAGCTATATTTTCTACAGATTGGAATTTTTTAGGAATACTTGGGGTAGGATTTTTATTAAATCATGCACTAACAATTTTACTAAAATCGAAACTTTTCAAAAAGTAATTTCTATAAAATTAAATTCCTAACAAAATAGTTATGCTTAATAAATTAGTGGTGCTTGAAGGTACTGATGGCGCTGGTAAAAGTACACAAATTGAAAAGGTCAAAGAATATTTCAATCTAAATTCCCTTAAATATGAATATTTTCATTTCCCTATGTATGGGCACAATGAATTTAGCGAAGTAATTGCCTCTTTTTTAAGAGGAGAGTTTGGTAATGTTGACGAAGTAGATCCATATTTTGTAGCTAATATCTACGCAATGGATCGTTTTATGTTTTTACCCGAATTGGAAAAAGCTATTGCGGAAAATGATGTGGTATTATTAGATCGATATGTATTTTCGAATTTAGGGTATCAAGGGGCTAAATTAAAAGGAGAGGAAAGCCAGAAAATAAAAAATTGGATTCACCAATTAGAATTTGGATTTCTAAAACTTCCTTATCCTGATTTAAATATTTTCTTTGATGTTCCAATGGATGTAGTAAAGGAAAGATTAGAAGCAAAAAGAACTGGAGAAGATAGAGATTATCTACAAGGAAAACAAGATATTCATGAAGTTGATATGGATTTCCAAAGTCGGGTACGAGATAATTATCTTGGCCTAGTTGGTGCAACTAATTATAACATTGTTCTCTGTGCAGAAAAAGTTGGATGGGCATGGAATATATTTTCACCTGAAGATCTTTTTGAAAGATATAAACCTTCATTAGATTATGTTTTAGCAAAGGCTTTATAATGGCATATAAGAAAAAAGATAAAACTATACAAAACATTTCTGAGTTTTCTGCATATAAGGAATTGCTCCGAATGAAAAAGAAGAGATCCCCTCACAGTGTTTTATTTTGTATAGAGGAAAAAGAGGATTGGTTTGTTAACTGTATTGAGTATAGAACAAAATCAGGAGTCATTATTCATGATGATTGTATCAATGTAAAATCCATGCCTGGCTGGATCTCATGGCATAAAAATTTAGGATGGGAAGAAGTTTAACTAAATGCAGACAATTTTGATAAACTATAACGCAAATTTGACCTTATATTAGATAAAACTTAATTTTTTAGAAGACTATAATATATAAGAATAAATATTTTAACTTAAAATAAATCTAAACAACAGAAATTATGGCAGACCCAAAAACTCCCGTAGTAAAAGAAGAGGCTCCACAAGTGGATCCAAATCAAAAAGTAGAAACCGACGCTTATGTTCCAACATATAAGGTAAAGCCCGAACTCAAAGGAGCAGTTCTTAAGGCAATCGGAAAATATCCCTTCAATCAGATTGCTTCTA